CGAGGAACTACAAAATAAAATTTGGCAGCAACAACGCCTCATTGAATACTATAATAGTATGCCGATAATGCAGTTCATGTTCAAGTCAATGGAGGCTGATGATGTCATCGCGTATATTTGCAGGCTGGAACAGTTCGGAGAGTGGCAGAAAGTTATTGTATCAAGCGATAAAGATTTCTTCCAGTTGCTCGATGACCAGACAGTTGTTTATCGCCCAATACAGAAGCAAGTTCTCAATAAAAAATACATACTTGATGAGTTTGGCGTCCATCCAAACAATTTTGCTCTCGTTAGGGCTATGGCGGGCGATAGGTCGGATAATCTACCTGGAATCAAAGGCGTTGGTGTCAAAACCGCCGCCAAAAGATTTCCATTTCTGTGCGAGGAAAAGCACGCAACCATCCCCGAGCTTATTTCATACGCCAGAGAAAAGACACAAGAGAGCAAAGTAAAGATTTATGGAAATGTGGCCAGTGGAGAGGATGTAATTCTATCCAATTACCAGATAATGCAACTTTATACACCAACCCTTTCCATTGATGCTAAAAGAGAGGTGCGGCACACTTGTGCGGAAGCAGACCTTGGTTTTAATCAGACGCAGATCAACAAAATGATGCTTCAAGATGGCTTCGGCGAAATTAATTTTCAAGAACTGTTCGCAACCTTCAAAAGGATCGCCCTTTCCGATCGCTAGAGCGTACTTACAATACTGCTCACGACGGAGGAGATATGAGACTAGATAAGGATTTTTCCAACTATGGGAAATCCTTCCAAGAGACGCTTGCGCAGTTAATCTTGGAGGATAGACCTTTTTGTGATCAAATGGAAGAAGTACTGGAGGTTCAGTTCTTTGAACTTAAGTATTTGCGCCTATTTGTGACCAAGATTTTTGACTATAGGTCACAATATAAAGTTCACCCCACGGCCAAGATTTTGGCCTCTATTTTGAGGACTGATGTGGGTGGTGAGAACGAAGCAGTACAGAAACAGGTGAGAGATTATTTCAGTAGAACGCTTATCAATAGCGCGACTGATATTGACTATGTAAAGCACACGGCGCTGGATTTTTGTAAGAAACAGAACTTGAAAAAGGCGATGATTGAGTCAGCGAACTTGCTACAAAATTCATCGTTTGATGAGATCAAGACCGTGATGGACAACGCATTAAAATTGGGCACGGACAACAACTTTGGGCACGATTTCAAGAAGGATTTTGAGGCTCGGTATGTTTTTAAGGCCCGAAACCCCGTTTCTACGGGCTGGGACAAGATAGACGGTATTATGCGCCAAGGCCTTGGAAAGGGCGAATTAGGCGTTGTTATTGCGCCCACTGGCGCTGGTAAATCAATGATATTGGCCCACTTGGGCTCTGAAGCCATCAAGGGTGGCAAGAACGTTGTTCACTATACACTGGAATTGGCTGAGGCCCCGACAGGACATCGTTATGATTCTTGTATTAGTGGTGTCGGCCTGAGTGATCTGTTTAATTTCAAGGACGATGTTTTTGAGGTCTGTGGAAATGTAGAGGGAGAACTTATAATCAAGGAATATCCAACAAAGACAGCAACGCCAAATACGTTGCGAGCGCACTTGGACAAATTACGCAAGAAAGACCACAGAGTTGATATGATTCTTGTTGACTACGCTGATCTTTTGAAATCAAATGGAAGATATCAAGAGAAAAGAAATGAGTTAGAATCTATTTACGAAGATCTGCGGGGTATCGCGCAAGAATTTGACTGTCCGGTCTGGACGGCGTCTCAAACAAATAGGTCAGGATTGAACGCAGAAGTAGTTACAATGGAGTCAATTTCCGAGGCATTTAGCAAGTGCTTTGTGGCAGACTTTATTTTCTCGCTTTCAAGGACGACACAAGACAAACAGACCAATACAGGGAGGGTATTCGTGGCTAAGAATAGAAACGGCCCTGATGGTCTTGTGTTCCCGATTCATATGGATACTTCCAAGGTCAGTATTAAAGTGCTGGATCCGCTTCAGGCAAAGACACAAATGGCCAATACAAGCAATCCGGCGCAGGCGCAGATGTCGTCATTAAAGGAAAAATATTTGAAGCACAGAAAGGAGAGAGGTAATGCAGCTACAAAATAAAATTTTATCAGATATCACAGTGCATATGAAATATGCAAAATATATTCCTGAGGCAGAAAGAAGAGAAACTTGGGAAGAATTGGTTGATCGCAACAAAGCGATGCACCTAAAAAAATACCCCTCATTGGGGGAAGAGATCGCGCAGGCTTATAGTTATGTTTATGGAAAAAAAGTACTACCATCAATGCGATCCATGCAATTCGGAGGAAAACCAATTGAGGTGGCTCCTAACCGGATTTACAACTGCGCTTACTTGCCTATCGATCATCTTGCTTCTTTTAGTGAGTGCATGTTTCTCCTCCTTGGTGGAACGGGTGTCGGATACTCTGTTCAGCGACACCATGTCGAGAAACTACCAGAGGTACAGAAGCCGAATACGAAGAGGACGAGAAGATTTCTTATTGCTGATTCGATTGAAGGCTGGGCGGATGCTGTTAAAGCGCTGATGAACTCCTATTTTAAGGGAGGTTCAAAGATACGGTTTGACTTTAGTGATATTCGCCCGAAAGGATCACGCCTTGTCACTTCGGGAGGAAAGGCTCCGGGACCACAACCTCTTAAAGAGTGTTTGGTTAAGGTTCAGGGAGTATTGGACTCCAAGGACAACGGGGACAAACTCACCACTATTGAAGTTCACGATGTTATTTGTCACATTGCCGATGCTGTTTTGGCAGGCGGTATCCGCAGGGCAGCCCTCATCAGCCTGTTCAGCGCAGACGATGATGAGATGATCGCAGCCAAGGTCGGCAACTGGTGGGAAGCAAACCCGCAGAGAGGTAGAGCCAACAATTCTATTGTGTTGATGCGTCATCGTATGACAAGAGAATACTTTATGGAATTATGGGAGCGTGTGAAGGCGTCTGGTTCTGGTGAGCCGGGTTTCTACTTGACGAACGATAAGGACTGGGGAACCAACCCTTGTTGTGAGATCGCTTTACGCCCCTATCAGTTTTGTAACTTGGTGGAAGTGAATGCCTCTGACTTGGTGTCTCAAGAAGACTATGAGGACAGAGTTAAAGCAGCCACGCTCATCGCCACCTTACAGGCAGGCTATACTGACTTTCATTACTTGCGTGATGTTTGGCGGCGAAACACTGAGAAGGACGCTCTTATTGGGGTGTCTATGACAGGGATCGCATCAGGAGCCGTGCTGGAACTGGATATGAAAGCCGCAGCAAAGGCCGTTAAAGCAGAGAATGAAAGGGTGGCTAAACTTTTGGGTATCAAGCCAGCGGCTAGAATGACTTGCGTGAAGCCAGCGGGAACAACCTCGCTTACGCTTGGCACCTCTAGCGGTATTCACGCGTGGCACGCTCCTTATTATTTAAGGCGCATTCGCGTGGGCAAGAATGAATCCATCTATACCCACCTTCTCTTACATCACCCTGAGTTGGTGGAGGATGAGTATTTCAGACCTCACGACACGGCGGTAATTCAAGTTCCACAAAAATCCCCAGAAGGGGCCATCACACGCAAGGAGAGCGCACTTCAACTCTTAAAGAGGGTTAAGGCTGTCTCTGAGCAGTGGGTACGAGCAGGACATCGGAGAGGGCAGAACACGCATAATGTATCGGCAACAATCTCAATTAAGTGTGCTGAGTGGGCCGATGTTGGCGACTGGATGTGGGAAAACCGCGATTGCTATAACGGGCTTTCGGTCCTTCCCTATGATGGCGGCAACTACAAGCAGGCCCCGTTTGAGACTTGTTCTCAGGAAAGGTACGACGCTTTAGTGGCTGAACTTACCGATGTGGACTTAACCAAGGTGATTGAGTTTGAGGACGACACCAACCTTTCAGGCGAACTGGCTTGTAGCGGTGGAAGTTGCGAGATCACCTAATTTATTTGACACCTAGCGGGGGGTGCTTACTGTACCCTTACGCTAGGAGGTTATTATGAGCGACGAGACGAGAACGACCGAGGAGCACTTGGTTGAGTTTATTAAGGGGTTTCACGAGAACGAGGAAGCAATCCAGCCATTCTTGGAACACCGAAGAGATATTAAGAAAAACTATGTAGAGAATGGCTGGTTGTCTAAGGACGAGGTTGCTTTTGCTGTTAAGGCATATAGAATGATGAAACAAGATGTGGATTTTGATCATTTTAGCAGCGTCTATGAAAACATTTCGAAGAAGATGGGAGGTTCGGTATGAAATTGTTTCCCTGTAACAAGTATCTTTGTGTTACGCCCCTTGAAGAAGAGGACGAAGACAGCGGACTTGTTTTTTCTACTGAGGTTCAAGAGGTTAGCCCTTTTACGGTGGCGGTTATTGAGGCAAAAGCCTATGATTGTTTGATTGAGGCTTCGGAAGGCGAGACTGCCATTTGTAGTACCCACGGTATTCAAGAGGTGCGTGCTGACGGGGAAACATATTATGTGGTGTCTGAGCACCACGTCATTGGCATATTAGGCGAGGACGATGAAGATTGATCTATATGACGACGGACGAGGGTTCGTTGAGCTTGTAGATCATATGGGAACTGACTTGACAATCGTCAACAGCGCCCGTGTGTCCTTTGGCAAGCATAAAGAGGAAATGGACGACAGTGACATTAAGTTGATTGAGTATCTGGTAAAGCACAGGCACACCAGCACCTTTGAGCACAACACGGTTACCTTCAGAATGAAGGTGCCTTTGTTTGTGAGGTCACAACATCATCGTCATCGCACTTGGTCATACAATGAGATATCACGGAGATACACAGATTTTAATATTGAGTTTTATGAACCGAGATCTTTTAGAACACAACACAAGTCCAATCGGCAGGCATCTAACTTAGATAAGATAAACCCGCATATGTCCATTTCTTTCGGAGGGACATACGGTGACGGAACTTATAGAGGAGCCGCCTCTGATATACTCAGGCAGTATTACCGAGATACATTAAGATTGTTTGATGCGTTGTTGGATGCGGGCGTCTGCCGCGAACAGGCGAGAGGGGTGCTTCCACAGAGTATGTACACTGAGTACTATGGCACTGTGAATTTGAGCAATCTACTTAAATTTATAGACTTGCGGACACACGAAGGAGCCCAATGGGAAATTCAACAACTCGCAAAAGGTATGTTAAAGATAGCTGAGAGCCTCTGGCCCACCGCCATAAACACCTACTTGAAAACGAAGGAAAACTAACAATGCTTACAAATTTTTTGATTTTTTTAAATATTTTTTTCGCAGCACCAGCAGTCGATGCCTTTGAGCCGCTTGGGCCATTGAGGTTCAGAGAGGCCCAGATAAAGGTTATTGATCAACTGGCCAACCTTGCGAGAGAGTACGAGATAGACCCATATGAGTTAGTTGCGATTGCGTGGGTTGAGTCTAGATTGAACCCAAATGCTACAAATAAGAGCATTGACGCGGGTGTTTTACAGGTAAACTGTAAAATTCACTGGAAAAGATTTGGTTATGACAAACCTTTCGCACATCTCAAAAGTAAGAGAAAAATCAAACGAGCCGCCATAAAGCACTGCGCCGAGGCACAGAAAAATATTGAGGAAAATACGAGAAATTCTATCTTTCTTTTGAAGCTTATGGAACGCAAATACCGAGGATGTCGAGGTGATAATAGGTGGGCTTGCTATAATGGAGGCCCCGGTTGGAGGGTGAAACACAAGGAGCGAGCAACTAGATATAAGAAGAAGGTCAAGAAGATTAAGAGGATTCTAAAGAAACATTATGAAGTCCTTATCAAAGGTTCGGGGTGTTAAGGAAATTAACAATTGAATTGGATAAAGTCGTTATCGGGAGTGATCTTAATGCAGCAAAATTTGCCTATGAAAACAAAGCTTTTTTTATTCGGAACAGTGACCCTTCTATATTTGTGTTCGACTGTTTTCAAGATAGCGTATCTTTTGCAGGGGTAGAATACCACTCCAAGATAGAATATTGGGATCATCTGGTTTGGGACCTCGCAATGCGGGGTTTTTGTCCATTGGGGGGTCTGGCGAGAAGTATCCGCCTAGACGAAGACAGCCTAACAGTGGCGACCAAGAACGAGCGTGCCGTTAAAGTTAACTTTAATAAGTGTTATGTGTTTGACCTTGCCAACACTTCACACTTCCCTTTTGAGGGTTGTGAGGTCGTTGAGCAACTTCGTGTTTTTGATTGGTTGTATATAAACGGTATTAGGAATACTGATAAAAATGTTGTGGAAGTAAAGGACGAGTTTGTCAAGAAGATCCATCTATATAAAGACCGCAAGAAAGGGGGA